AAACTTAGTTTACGATGAACAAAGTAATAAACTTTACTGAAATGACCAGGTAAAATTCAACAACAAGTTGATGCCATATAATGCTTTAGATGAAGCTTCTCAAGCTCAAGAAAACATTAATCAAATGTTAAAAGAACGAAATGATAATGAAGCGAAGTTGATGGAAATCAATGCCGCTAGAGAAAAATGGAACCAAACGTTAAAAGAATCTGGTGGGAATACAAAAGAAGCTCGTGAAAATATTGAAAAGTTGGGCGAGCAAGAGCAAGTGTTAAAGGGCGTTCAACAGGAATTAACGAATGAAATTATAAATACAGCTAATGCCCATGAACAATCAATGCAGCGTGCAAGCCAAGCTGTGGAAAATGGTGTGTTAAATCAAACAGTTTCATACAATGCTTTAAGTGGTAAGACGAAAGAAACAATGGATGCAATGCGTTCAGAATATTCATCGCTTGAAGAAAAAGTAGGGAGTGCTTTTGATGTTATTGAACAAAAGCAAGCTATTTCGGTTGATCAGATGGCTGCTAACCTACAGAAGAACCAAGAAGCTGTTGCACAGTGGGGACAAAATATTTCAACTCTTGCAGAACGACATGTTGACCAGGGGTTATTGGAACAACTTAGAAAAATGGGACCAGAGGGTGCAGCACAAGCAGCAGAGCTTGTTAATGCATCAGACGAACAATTACAACGCTTGAATGATGTTTATCGTAATACCGGGGAAACTTCCATGAATGCGATGAAAGAAGGCTACCAGTTAGGTAAAAATGGTGTTAATGAGGAAATAGCAAGCTTAATCCCAACTCAAAAAGAAACTTTGATGACTCAGATTAAGAGCACCGATTTTAATAGTGTGGGTTTAAGTGTGACCGAAAACTTTAAAGCAGGCATTGAGAATGGGCGTACAGCAGTCGAAGAAATGACCAAAGGAATTGTTCCTAAAGTCGGGGAAGACATGAAAGGGGAAGTCCAAAAAGCTGATTTCAGAGGTATTGGTAAGTCCATTCCTCAAGGATTAGAAAAAGGTGTTGACGACGGCAAAGGAGTTCCTGTAAAAACATCTAATCAAATGATTGATGATATTGTTTCTGGTGCCAGACAAGGTTTAGATTCTCACTCTCCTTCTCGTGTATTTCACTCAATTGGTGAAGATGTTGATTCTGGATTATCAAACGGTATCGAACAAAACGCAATGAATCCAGTAAGAGCTGTGGAGTCTATTGTTGATAAAATAATTTCTGCAATGGATAAATTGCCATCAGAAATGAATTCTATCGGAGCAAATGCAATTGATGGATTGACTAATGGTATTAATGCCAATGCTAATAGTGCTTTGGCTGCAGCAAGAGGTGTGGCAGATCAAATTGTAAGTACAATGAAAAGCGCTATGGATATTCATTCTCCCTCACGTGTAATGCGTGATGAAGTAGGTAAAATGATTCCAGCAGGAGTAGCGGTTGGTATTGATAAATATTCAAACTTTGTAGAAAAATCTATGCAACGACTAAGTAAAAAAGTAGACATGCCAGCGCTGGATAATTTAAATTCAAATCTGTCATTTAGTGGAGGATCACAAAGCTTAGCATTTGCTGGAGATGTATCTTCAAAATTCACTGTAGAGGTACCTGTTATTTTCGATAGTTCAGAGGTTGCAAGGGTTATTGCTAAACCAATGAGCAAAGAATTACAGAATCAACAAGATAAAAAGAATGTTTCTTTAGGAAGGAGGCGCTAAATGTTATACAACTTTATTGATGTAAATGAACAACAAACAAAAGCCTCTTTGCCTTCGGAAGCCATGAATTTTAATGGTTCCTTTTTAGAAGATTTAGTTCCAGGTTATAGAACATTATCTGTTGTTGGAAGAGAGTTAGCTCCTACTGAGATACAAAGCTACCAGTTGGGAATTCGTGATGGAATGCGACATGTTTATGCTCGTATTCCGGAAAGAGAATTAACAGTTAAATTCAAAGTTGAGGCTAACTCTAACGAAGCGTTTAGGGATTCTTTTAACAGACTAAACGTTGCTTTGTTTACAGAAAAAGATGTACAGATTTGGTTTAATGATGAACCAGAAATGCTTTGGTCGGGTAGTAAATCAGACATTGATGCAGTTCCTGAGGGATTGAATCGAGTCGTTGGTACATTTACAATTTTGTTGAACAATCCATATAAATATACTCGAAGCGATGCTACTAGTGTTATGTGGGGTTCAACAGAAATAACGTTTCAGGCTAACTATCTTATGGGTAATACTGGATCAGGGGCTGTTGACTTACCTATTGTTATCGAAGGTGGGGCTTATTGGGGTTCTACCATGATTACTTTTCAAAATCGTTCCTATTTAATGGGAGATAACGGTCAAGAAGTGAAACCAATTGAAATATATCCAACTGTTGAAGGGTTAAAAGTAAAACCGATTATTACTATAAAAGGCACTGGTAGAGGCGTGTGGATAAAAACTAGAAGTGATACTATTGATATTGGTGATTTTGATAAGTCAGAAATAGTAATAGATACAGAACAGTTTAATATTACGAAAAATGGGAAGCCAATGATTCGTCCTATGAACGATTTTTATATTTATCCAAATGAGCCACTATACATCCAAGCGAAAGATAGTACCTTTAATCTAACTATTCGATATCCAAATCGTTTCTTATAGGAGGTGTTGCTAAAATATGTTGATGGCAATGGATTTAAAAAGAGAATACACGGCAGTTTTAGATAACGCTTATAATGTTGGATATGAAAAAATTGAAAACCAAATAGGGAATCTAGAATTTTCAATGCCGTTGGATGATCCTAAAAATGAATTTTTGCAAGAAATGTTATGGGTTGAACTAACAGATAATGAAAATGAATATATAGGATTATACCGTGTTATGCCTTCAACGGTTCGTAAAGATGCTAGTAACAATTCAATCACGTATACGGCAAATGAAGCCCTGTGTACTTTGCTAGACACAGTTCTTTTTGGTTATCATGAACTAGTGAATCGAAAAACGGTTGATGTTATTAACTATCTTTTGAATAAACAAAGGTCAAAACACTGGGTTTTAAAAAAATGTGAATTCACTCGGTATTTTAGTTATGCATGGGAAAATGAAAATGGTCTCGCTGATGCCTTGTTTAGTATTCCTCAAGCATTTGATGAAGACTACATGTGGCAATGGAATACCAAAGTTTATCCATTCGAATTATCTTTAGTGAAGCCACCAAAAGAACCTGTTGCTCGTATTCAAGAAGGATATAACATGCAAGGTTTTGAGATTGAAAGAGATCCTAACAATTTAGTTAATCGAGTTTATCCTTTAGGTGCTGGTGAAGGCGTCAATCAGATAAATATTAAATCAGTGAATAAAAATGTCCCTTATGTAGAAGATTCACAGTCGATAAAAGATCACGGTTTAGTTGAATATGTTTGGGTGGACCAACGATTCACAGTTCCGCAAGCTTTAAAAGACAATGCAATCAACATGTTAAAAAAATGGGCACAGCCTAAAATTTCTTGGGATGTGACTGCGGCTGATTTATTGAAATTAACAGATGAACCTTTAAGCATTGATAAGTTAAGACAAGGAACTGTGATTATGATTAACACAGATGACTTTGGAAGTATAAATTTACGTATTAAAAAAGAGACAAAACAGGATGTATTCGGTGCCCCACAAGATATTCAGCTAGAGCTTGGTAATTTATCTGACGATTTTACTACGACAATGTCTGATTTGAAACGTAAACAGGAAATAAATGAGACATACTCGCAAGGTGCAACGAATATTTTGAACTATAGTTATCAAGATAACTGCGAAAAGGCCTACCCAGCAGAAATTGAATTCTTCTTAGATGATGATGTATTTCATGTAAATACTGTAGAACTGACTTTTAAAACTAAGCGCTATCGTGGCTACACAAAAGCCGTAAAAGGAGGCGGAGCTACGGTTAAAAGTACTTCAGCTGGTGGAGCTTCAACACAAACGAGTTCAGCTGGTGGCGGAAGTGTCGTTTCAAGTTCAGCTGGAGGAGGCTATTCTAGTGGATCCACCACAGGTGGAGGAGGAGGTAGCATTCAATCCAGTTCTGTAAATGGTCAAAGCTCACAAACAAGTTCAGCAGGTGGAGATCATAATCACCTGGTTGCAACTAATAATGGTAGCACTGAATCAAGTGCATTTTATCGAGAAATGGATGCGGGGTCAGGTATGAGATTTAGACTAATGTCGACCGCATCAACAGATTGGTACACAAAGACGAGCTCAGGTAATCATACTCATAATGTGACTACACCGGCACATTCCCACACAGTGAATACACCTAACCATAGTCACAACTTTAATATTTCTATACCAAACCATACTCACAGCATATCAGTTCCTAGCCATAGCCACCAAGTAAGAATACCGGCACATACACACCAAATTACTTTACCTGATCATAGCCATCCATTAGAATGGGGGATTTATGAGGCACCAAGTAGCGCAACTAGTGTTGATATAGTTGTAGATGGTACCACCATTCCAGTTCATGATACTAGCCAACAAAGACTAAACATTGTTAATTACCTTAGGAAAACTAGTGGCGGTAAAATCTCTAGAGGTAATCATACAATCAAGATAATACCTAACAAACTTGCACGAATCGAAGCGCAAGTTATTTGTCGTGTTTTTATACAATCACAATTAGGAGGTCAATTTTAAAATGAGATTAACAGTAAAACTAATTAGCAAACAAGAAGAATTTATAATTAATGATGAATCAGGTAAAACGTTAGATGATTATTTTGCAGAACTGATTGATAATAGTTCACCATTCATCAAGATAGGAAATCGTATTTTACAAAAAGCCACGATTGAATACATTAATGCAGAATAGGAAGTGATATACATGGCTATCGAGCAAATTAAAGAAACCGACACACTCAATCAAGGTCGAATTAAAATTAATGCGATTTTGGATCAATCAAATGCTTCATCTGAAAAAGTAGATGCGTATCAAGAAGAATTAAAAAACGGCGTTGATGATGCGAAGAAAATAGCTGATACCGCTGGTAAAGAGGCAATCAAAGTTGCTGAAGAAGCAGGGGCTCAAGCAAATGCAACGGCGAATCAAGCGATGGATAATGCTAATACGGCAATTACGATTGCAGGAAACGCAGTTTCAACGGCAAATAATAATAAACAAGAATTCGATGCTCTAAGAAATGATTTTGACAAGTTGGTCGGTGAAGCAGGTGATAGTAACCCTGAAATCGTACAAGCTAGAACAGATACTCAAGGAGTAACGCAACCGACATTAGCGACTCGATTACTGGTTGATTTTAACGATCGTATGACTAAATCGGAAGGTGTATCATTACTGTCAGGAACAACAAATGTAAAAATTCCTATGGATTTTTCTGGGAAAACGGCAGGTAATACAGCAACTAATGCGCATCAATATTTTACGGATGTAACTGCTAAATCGCTAAAAAAACCAAAAGATATATGGAATGAAGTTTCTCAAGCAGAATACAATAAATTAGTAAGCCGTGATGATTCTGGAGTAAGTAGTGGTTCAACACAAACTGGAGTTATCCCACAACAGTTAGGGTCATTCAATGCTTTAGAAGCTGCAAAAAAATTAATTCCTCAAATTTTCGAAGAATTAAATCAAGAAGAAGCGGTATCTTTATTAAAAGATAGCTTTGTAGCGTTCACTATTAGCGAACGTGCTAAAGCAACTTCGCCAAACAACAAAACAATTAAAGTTTCTACTTACATTGAGTCAACAGATTCATGGGCAACTCAAATCCAAGAAAGCGCTGGAGAGTATAAAGATATATCAGCGCAAATAACAGACAAAAATTTCATTACTAGCGAAGGGGTTATATATCTAATTAATTATACAGATCCATCGAATGGAGTAACAACAGCTAATTTAGATATAGACTATTCAGCTATTCAATTAGAAATTAGTGTTAATGTTCAAGACGTTTTAGAAAAAAGTGGGTTTGTTAAATCAAAACAATTAAATGATCATGTAGACGATAAAGAAAATCCACATCAAGTGACAGCTGAGCAAGTGGGAGCATATAGCAAGACTGATTCTACTGATCTATTTATTAACAAAACTGAAGCGGAAAATGGATTGTTTGTTGCTAAAAAAACAGTTGTTAACTCGCAAGATTGGGATAAAATTCTAGATGCAGGTATTTACACCGTTTTTGGAGCTTCTGGAGCAAACAGACCTTATTCGGGTGCAGCTTATGGTGCTTTAGTTGTTTATGCTGATAATACATTTGTAAGTCAAACGTATATGTATAAAGGTGAAACATACACCCGTAGTCGTCAAGGTAGTCCCGCGACTTGGACACCATGGAATAAAATGCTTGTGGAAAAAGAACAACCTTTTGAAGCTTGGTATTTGCCTGGCACTAATCATACTGGATTCAAAAATAAAGCAAGGTACAATTTGGGTCCGGAATTTAGCAACGTAGGTAATCGACTTGGATTACCTATGAAAAGCAATCCCTTAGAATGGAATAGTGGTCGATGGCAAGCAAAAGTGCTTAGAGACTGCAAGCTAAATGTAAGCGGAACTGTAAAATACCAAGTTGGAGGCTCAAAAGGGGTTCTATATGCTTATACTCATATAGACAAAGGCCTTGATGAAGGCGTAGGTGACTTAGGTATTGGATCAGCAGTCGGAGCTGTTGGCGGCTTGAATTATCAAAATGTCGCAGCTTTTGATTTAAACGTTACACTAAAAAAAGGTGAGTATCTTGCGTTTCGTTTAGAATTAGCAGCAGATAAGCAACTTGACAACACTCAACTATCGTCTATGCATATTACAGAATTAGTATAGAGATTGAATTTTAAAATGAAGCCGTTTAGCAAAAAGCTAAGCGGTTTTATTATTGGAAGGTGGAAAATATGGTGATTATTGATAATCAAGCGTTGATACTAGAATTCAAGAATATGATTTCTAACGGTTTTATTCAGGTGTTTGTCTGGATTGTGTTAGGGGATATCTTAACAGGGTTATGTAAAGGTATTTTCATTAAGGAAGGAAATAGCACAAAAGGATTGCTAGGATTAGTAAAACATTTATTAGTGGTCTGCTTAATAAGCGTTGCCTATCCATACTTGAAAATCATGGGTTTAGAATCAATCGCTACTGGATTTGTCTTATTTTATATAGCAGTGTATGGCATTTCCATTATTGAAAACTTAGGGCAGTTAGGCGTTCCCTTTCCTTCATGGGTTAAGGAGCATTTAAGTAAATTAAAAGATGAAAATGATAAAGGTGGTGAACCTAAAAATGGTACAAGTGATTAATCAATCTGTTTGCGGTGGGATTGCCGGGAGACGTCCCAATGCAACGCCAAAAGGTGTTGTCATTCATAATGATGCCGGAAGTATTTATGCTACAGCTGCACAATATGTCAATGCCTTGGCTGTAATGTCTCCTACACAACTGGCGAATGGCTTTGCTCATTATTATATTGATCGAAATACAATTGCACGTGTAGAAGATACATTCAATGCAGCCTGGCACACAGCAAATCCAGATGGGAATTTGAACTATGTTGGCTATGAAGTATGTCAATCAATGGGTGCTAGTGACGCTGACTTCTTAGCGAATGAACAAATGACATTTAAACAAGTTGCTGAAGATATGAAGTTTTGGGGCATGCAACCGAACAGAAATACGGTACGCCTTCATAAAGAATTCGTTCCTACGGCATGCCCTCACCGTTCGTGGGAATTGCATGGGAAAGAAACAAATGCCGTAAAAGACTATTTTATTAGTCAAATAAAAAAATATATGGGCAATCCAAACGAAGGTAGTGGCAATTCAAGTAATAACAATCAAAATAATATAAAAGGTGGAGAAACGACTATGCAATGTTTATACGAAAGACCAATTAATTCAAAAACAGGTAAACTAGAATGGAATGGAGATGCTTGGACGGTAATGTTTTGTAACGGAGTGAATACAAGACGTGTCTCTCATCCAGATGAAATGAAAGTCATTGAGGATTTATACAGAAGAAACAATGGCAAGGATATTCCTTTCTACGGACAAGATAAGTGGAATAAAAATGCACCTTGGTATAATCGCTTAGAAGCTATGTTTCCAGTTGTAAAATAAAATATAGTAAAATATTTATAGGTAGTGTAAAATAAGAATACACTTATTTAAATTCTCTTGAGTCGCCTTCCCCAAGGTGGCTCTTTTTAAGGACCATTAGCTCAGTCGGTTAGAGCAAACGGCTCATAACCGTTCGGTCGATGGTTCGAATCCGTCATGGTCCATAAAATTATTGATCTGCGAACGAGTGTTTGTTATAATCGAAGTGTAATCCTCATATGATTATATCTGCTATAGAAGTTGCGAAAACGCTTGTTTTTGTAGCTTCTTTTTGGTTTAATTGAGTTAGCAGATTATAATTAAGGAGAGGCCAATTATGCAAGAATTTACTATTCCTAGCCATTTGCTAGCCAAAATTGATGCTAAGCATTTACAGCAATTTATGCGCAATGAAGGATTCGATCATTCGCAAACTAAAGAAGCACTAATATACAGATTGATAGAATCTATAAATGCTGAAGATGATGAAGCTGAAAAAGAGCAACTGATTGCTAGTTATCACAACTTCTTACTAAAGACAATAAAACACAATAACAATAGAAAAATAGTAACCTATCCAATTCAAACAACTCAATCATCACCCTACTACTCTGAAAAAAATATACTTAATAAATTCGATGTTCCAAGCATAGAGTGTTTAAATTTTTCTAAAGTAATATCTGGTGAAGGGCTAAATAAAGAAAAATTTACTGAATTGTTTAGGCATATAACTGTTGAGGATGGATTAGTGGAATTGATTGAAGTTTGTTATGGAAAAATTAACAAAGAGAAACGAGATGATGAATCAGAGATTACTACATACGAGTATGTTTGGTGTGAAATTGATCCAAAGGAAGATGTATTAAGACTTATTCTTTCTACAAAACGAAATGAGTTTACAAAAAATAATAACAATAAAGATAGAAATAAAACACAAAAATTGATTAAAGATAAGTTGAATAGAGATTATAACATTATTTTTTTAACCTTAACTGAGAAGCAGACCTTATTCAAGATGTATAAATATTTAACTGCTCACCTTGAAGCTCCTTATGAACAAAAAGTAAACCCGTATTCAAAAGAAATTGAAGATTTTACGAGTAAGATTAAAGCAGAGTTGTCTATCTCTGAGAAGGAAGATATAGGTCTGAGTCACCGTATTGAAAAGTTATTCGAACGTAATTTGATTCAGAAAGACTTCAAATCATTTAGAACAAAAAAAGTGGATGATGGAAGGGTTCAGTCTGTCAATTATTCTGATGAAGTTGGAGGAAATGTCAAAGCGACTTCAGGTGGCTCTTATTTTAACGGAAAATCAGATCAGAATTTGGATTTGCAAGATAGTAGAGTTTATTTTGATATTAAAGAAAGTATATATAATGATAAAGAATTATCTTCAATTACAGTAACTTGGACTAATAAAAGCGGTTTTCGAGATGATAGATTTGATGAGATTGAGGTTAGATATACATGCCATCGTGGATTCTATATAACACATTTTCTTAAATATGGTGTTAGAGAGGAGATATATAATTATGTACTACCAAAGTTTAATGAGTATAAAAGAAAACCTCTCGAGTAATGGAGAAGGTGTAACAAGAATTTTAGAAAGTTTAGATAAATGGTTGATATCTCTGTCTTCCCAAGGGTTAGAACGTATAAATCCTTATCAGTTTTCCTTGGATTATGACTATAATGAACGAGATGTTCTCCGCATCTTTTTACAAGGATCAAAAGAAAATCTTTTTAGAATTATTTATGAAGTAAGAAATGATGAAGATGAGTATATTGGTCAAATTACTGAAGAACAATATAGAAAACTAATTGTTGATGAAGATCCCTTATTTTTGTATTCACGTTATAGCGACGAAGAGTGTGAATTTTTCCCACATAATGTAGAAATATGGTTTAGTATAAATATGAAACCTATTGATATACCAGAAGTAATTAGCAGCCCAAAAAAAGCTGTAGCCTCCCCTCTTACTGGAGATGATAAAAATTCGGATTTGTTTAGAGACTTGATGGGGAGGTAAAATTTTTTGAAAAAAACTAAAATAAGCGAAAACACATTTATAATAATTTTAATTTTATTCTCTTTATTTTTTTTATCAATGTGGGGTATGCAAGCTATTTTTCCTAACATAGAGCAAGAGAAGCAAGCGGATTTTGTAATGGAGCTAATGAAGATTCTTTTTTCCTCTCTTTTATCCGCTGGAGTTGCCTACTTTGTCTCTGTTATTCAAGTCAAGAGTGCAAATGAAAAGGAGAAATACAAAGAAATCTCTACTAATCAAAACCGAGTAAGATTACTACTTATTGAAATAAAAGATAATAAAGAAGTATTGAGTAAGCTTAATAAAAACGACTTTCCTGCTGATAGCAGTAAGTGCATAGAAAGTCAAATCTCGAAAAGAGTTTTAAATATGTATTTTGATAAACTAAAGTTAGAAGAGAATATACTAGTTCAAATCATAAAGTACGATAAAAAATTGTCTCTTTTTGTAACTGCCACATCTAGTGATATGAAAATAACTTACGATGGGTTAATTATGGAAATTGATAATTTGATAAGCATGTTAGATGATGAACTACGGACTACTAAAAAATAACTTGTCATTTAAAATCTCCCCCAACTTGATAAGAGTTGGGGGAGATTTTATACACTAATTAAAGATTTCCTTACAAGCATTTTATCAATGACAAGTTGATTTCGTTTATTCGAGTGGCCATAGACAGCTAATTCAGTTTGTTCTGGTAACATTAGCAGCATATTTGCTAGTTCATGTTTGGAGACGATACAGTTTATAGTTTCGTCCTGTGTTACTAATGAGAATCGAACTAGCATTTTTGGATACATACTTAACATTCTAATCTTTTCAACTACTCCTACATAATTAGTTTTCATATTATCGCCCTCCTGATAATACAATTATACCGAATGTACGTTCGTGTTGTCTATCGTTTTACACAACTGTAATATTTTGGGAAGAAGGGGCAAAAAAGGGGCAAAAGTTGTAAAAGGTTGTAAAAAATTATATGGTATTAAATTATAATATTATTGATTTACTAGTGTTTTTACAAGGTTATAAATAGTCGTAAAATACGCTTGAAAGACTAAGCAAGTGCCGCCATGTGTCTGAATTATAGTTGATATCAAAGGCTTTAAGCCTTTTTTTATTTGTTTTGAATTAAAAAAGGGGCACGAAAGGGGCAATTACTTGCCATATTTATTTAGAGCTTCTACCAGATTTGTTTTAGCTTTTTTTGTAACATGAGTATAAATTTTTAAAGTTGTTTCCGTGTCAACGTGGCCTACACGTTCCATTATTGCTTTTACTGGTACATTTAATTCTGCAAGTAGTGAAATATGAGAATGTCTAAAAATATGACTTGATATAGTTTTGTTTATTTTATTTTTACCTAGACTTTCATTAGCTTTCTTTAGAGAGGCATTGAATGAATTAACTTGAATTGGGTTGCCCGTTTTGCCTACAAATAGATAATTTGTTTGCTCTTTGAATTTTATTTCTCTTTCTAAAATTAACTCTTCGATTATTTCTACAGCTCTATTTGATAATTCTACTTTCCTGAATGATGCTAGAGTTTTAGGTAATTCTTTTGTAGCGTTTTTATAACCGTTAGAATAATCCAGAGTTCCATTAACTAAAATAGCATGTTCATTTTTTACATAATCATTTATAGTAAGACTAATTGCTTCACCAGCTCTTAATCCAGTTAAATACATAAACTCTGCTAAACGACCATGATGGACACTTTGAAATGTAGAATAATAATAGTTTAATAATTGATAAACCTCTTTCTCTTCGAGGTATTTACTTTCTATATTTTCAAAATTTTCTTTTGTTAGTGGGGGTTTAACAACTTTCACTCTATTGATAGGATTTTCATCAATCATTCCCATGTCTTGTGCATAAGTGAAGGACATGTTAAGCACACTTTTGAATTTTTTCTTATACTCCCACGAATGCGGTAAATCATTAATAAAGTCTTGGAAAAATTTTGTATCTGTGTTTCTTATGAGTACATCAACATTCATATTGGAAAATATATATTTTAAAATTTTTCCGTAAGCTTTAACTGATGTTTTCCTAATAGATAATTGATGTTGTTGCCACCAGCTATTTAAGAGATTCTCTAATGATACTTTTTGTTGATCTTTTTTCTCCATTCGATTATTAATCTTATCCTGTAATTCCATCATCGCTTGTTTTTTTGCTTGGTTAGACTTCGAATTAAGTGTAACTGAAACACGTCGATATTTTTCCGTGTACGGATCTTTATATCGCTCAAAGTATTTAAATTTTCCATTAGTAAGTTCCTCGATCCACAATGTTAAAACTCCTTTCGAATGTATGTTCTCAAGTATTGAAAAAAGAAAAGCCCGAAGGCCATTCCTTTTACTTAAACAAATCCCAAAAGCTAAAAGTTGTTTTATTATATACTTTATTATACATAGCTTTCTTGGGGTTCTTAATGAAACCAGTTCCTTTTTGCCCATAACCAGGAATTACTGCTTTTTTAAGCTTACGTTTAGCTTTTCCAGTAGTACGAGCACTTATTGATTTTTTTATACTTGGTTTACGCATTCCTACTTTCATGTAAAACACGTCCTTTTATATATGATTTAGAAGTTTTCTGAAACAACCTCTCCATTTACAATTTTTGCAATCTCTTTATTATCTTTGAGTAATACTATAGGGTAATCTATTTCATATGCAGATTTAGCTGACTTAGATAACGATTTGGCACTGTCTAATAAAGATTTTTTTATATCTGATGAATCGAGTTGTTTAACTTTTGAAATATCAATGTCTAGCTGTTCGCTATCAGTATTAAATTTAGAAATAGCTCCAGTTGATTTAAAGATGTAATCAGAATCTCGAACCAAGTAATTTTGATATTCTAATTCCTTAGAGGAATGAGAGCTGTTATTATCTAATATTGGAAATGTAACATTACCATCTTGAACAACAAAAACATCTTTATTAATATCACCAGGATATTTCAATTTAATTTTATATTCTTTACCAATGGCCTTAGAAATACTTTTAGATAAATTTGTAAAGTTAGATGAAATATCAGTTAAAGAATCTTTGTATTTTGGTATTTCGGCATTATCTGCAACAGTTTTTAAAGTATCTGTTACTGATAATCCTACTATTGGATCTAAAACAAAGCTTTTTGATTCTTTATCAAAAGTAACTTTATGATTTTTGGAAAAATTATCTTGTAAGTCTTTTAAAGTTGAGCTTATTAATTCTTCTTTTTTGTTATCAAGTTTACCTACTTCAGTTTCTGAACTATTATTTGTTTTTTCGGTAGATTGAGAACATCCAGATAACGCAACGGTCAATAGCAAAAAAGATGTGAAAATAACCTTCTTTTTCATTTTTAAAACTCCCCATTTCTGATATAATGTATTTATTGAATAATTCTCACAAATGAGGAAAGAGTTCCGTGTTGTAGCACGGGGCTTTTTTATTGTAAATTTGTATTTAAAATCATGACTGATAAATCATTAAACTCAAAAATTCTACCTTTATAAAAATGGGTATCACCAAATTTTTGACGATAATAGGCGAGTACATTTTTTAGCGTTTCAACGTCTACCCCTAAAAATTCAGCGCACGTGTAATGATTACTGAATCCTGATTCTGAACACTTAATTAAATCATCTAAAGTGACTAATTGTTCTAAAGCATATTGTCTAGCTTTTAATTCTTGTTTGCGGTTTTCTAAACAATCCTGGTTTAATATATCGCCAAACGAAGTATCATGGTGACCAAGTTCTTCAGCTAGCACATTTCTTTTTTCAACTAGACTCAACGATTTTTCAATATAAATTCTACCATCACGGTACAACCCATAGCATCCAGTATTTTGAAACAAATCTGTTTCAATAACTGGTGCTTTTTTCTGTACCTCTGACACCAACAGTTCATATTCGTTCATAAAATACTCCTGAAAATTATTCTTTATCATCTGATTCATCATCAAAAAGATGTTTACATTCTTTTTGCTTTCTATCATAATCAGCATCCACTTTATCTAGAAATTGATTAATTTTAAGTTTCTCTTCATCAGTAAATACTTTATCAGGGTCTGGTGAATGCGCAGCTAAAGTATCATATTTTTTCTTGTTAATGTTAACCACATTATTAGAAGCTTTGTTTTGTTTTTCTAAATGAGACTTAGCTTCGTTATATATAAGCTGTTGGAGCTTGGGTTCTAACTGGTTGAATATAGGAACTATGTCTAGATCATTTTTTCACTAGATCTTTTTTCGTCAGGGATTCTTTTTTCAGAGACATCAAAGCCCATTAACCAAGGTTCATTAACATCTAAAGTTTTAGAGAGTAAATATATTCTATTTTGGTCTGGGTTGGATTTGCCATTTACATATTGAGACAAATGGCTTTTTGTCATGGTAATCCCTAACTTTTTTTGATATGGAATAGACATATTTAAAATATCAACTTGTCTTAGTCCGCGTTCACTCATTATTTGTTTTAATCTAGAACTATAATTTGATACAAGAGTCATCTAAACTCACCTCCTGACATTATTCTATATTACTTTGAAGATAAGTTCAACGAAAAAGTTAAATTATTTTGAACTTTTCTGTTGACAGTTGTATTTGTAGATGCTAATATCAGTTTGCAAGTTAAAATATTTTAACTTAAAAGGAGGTGACCACATGAGTTACGATTTTTCAAAACTAAATGGGAAAATAGTAGAAAAATTTGGGACACAGTATAATTTTGCCATTGCACTAGGATTGTCAGAGAGAACTATATCTTTGAAACTTAACGGCAAAGTTGATTGGAAAAGTTCCGAGATTATGAAGATTGTCGATTTACTGGAAGTAGATGCTGGTGAAATTCCAGAATATTTTTTTAGAAAGAAAGTTAAAACATTTTAACTAAATAGGTTTAATATAAACAACATAGAAGGGATGAATCCTTATGAACGAACTAATTAAAGTTACAACAAATGAAAATGATGAACAATTAGTAAGTGCTAGAGAATTACATGGATTTTTAGGTATCAAGAAAAGATTTAGCGCTTGGTGGAAACAGTACGATGAAATGTTTATAAAAGAAGAAGATTTTACGAGCGTACCTGGAGGTACACCTGTCTCAGGAGGGAACGGAAATATTCAATATGTATCTGACTATGTATTAAAACTTGATGTTGCAAAGCATATTTCAATGTTAACTAAAACAGAAAAAGGAAAAGAAGCTCGTGGATATTTTATCCAACTAGAAAAGTTTTGGAATAGCCCAGAAATGGTGACTAAACGTGCTCTTGAATTTCAACAGAAAAAAATAGAAGTATTACAACTAGAAAATGAATCGTTAAAACCTAAAGCATTATTTGCGGATGCCGTGGATGCAAGTAAGACTTCCATTTTAATCGGTGACCTAGCTAAGTTAATCAAGCAAAACGGCATCGACATTGGGCAGAATCGTTTATTCCAATGGCTGCGAGACAATGGGTATCTAATTGCTCGAAAAGGTGAAAGCTACAATATGCCAACCCAGCGGTCACTTGATTTGGGAATTGCGGAAATCAAGGAACGAACCCATAACAATCCAGATGGAAGTATTCGAATTAGTCGAACGCCGAAAATTACTGGTAAAGGGCAATTATATTTTGTTAACAAGTTCTTACATGACAAGACAGCATAGAAAGGAGATGTCTACATGCAAATCACACTAGCAAAGACTATCGATTTACAGCAAGCTTGGATGGCAAAAGATGAAGCAATTGTTTATTTTGGCTATCAGCATCACAAACCAACATTTCAAAAACTTCTGAGAGAGTTTAAGGAACATAAAGAATTTATATTGAAAAATCGTTGAGTCTAGTTGAAAAAAGAAATGTGCTAGCTGAAGAACTTGGTCACCATGATACTTCGTTTGGCGATATATTA